GATTTTTGGAAACTGGTAAGCACAAATTTAGCTACACAATGGATATCACAAGGCAAAATAAGTCCTTGGATGCTATATAATTGCAACAGCGCAGTGGAATTTTTGGAAAGGTGCAATTCTGAACAATTGGGTATTATACAAACAGTTGCGCCAGTGAAAAAATGGAAAGTAAGGCTACTGCGCCACAAACAACAAGCTGAGTTGATCAAAAGTGTATTGACAGAAGCTGGTATGTAGGAGAAATACATGAGTGAAAGAGTGAACTTGGATATGTATGGCAACGAAGAAACTGAAGCAGTTCCGCAACCTGTGTTGATCAGCAAAAACCGTGTTAGCTTAACCAGCTTTGGAAAAATGCAAAGCATGGAAGTTGATGGCAACCGAGTTTTGATTGCTGATCCACAATGGATTGAAGAGCTTGAACGAAAGGTGCAGCAAACCACACAAACTTGTGTTGATCTACACAATCGTTTGATTCGCGCAAACAGCAATTTGGCCAAGTTAACACAAAAAGTAGACATTTTGTCAAAGCAACTGGATAGGATCACAGGTGACAGCTAGCGCCATCCAATTTCTTGGTGATATTGACATTGACACCGGTGATCGCCGCAAGTTGCTCAATGCCGTACATCACATTCCTGCCAGCATTGTCAAGAACAGCAAATATTCTCCCCACAACAGTGGTGTATATTTTCATAATGTGCCTGTGCATCCATTTTTGGAATGTTGCAGCATTCCTTATGACGCGGCCGAAGAAAAAAATTGTTACAAAATTGACATACTCAACAACAGCATCTATCAAGGCGTTCAAAGTGAGGCACATTTACAAACTCTTGTCAACACCACGCCAATGTGGGAACTACTGGAACACGAAGAAGTAGTGAAGCAGTTGGCTCATATCAACAATCACTTTGATTTGGTTCGGCGTTTGAAACCACAACGCACAGTTGAATTGGCAATGATTTTGGCTTTGATTCGTCCAGGCAAGAGACATTTAGTTAACAAATGCCAAAAACAAGGATGGCATAGCCTAGAGCCAGAAATCTGGCTACCTGATCCCAATCAAAACTACAGCTTCAAAAAATCACATGCTATCAGTTTGGCTGTGGCTATTCAAGTGCAACTGAACCTTCTGGTTGAAATAATTGCAAATGGCAGTTATAGTGTGCCTGCATAAGGAGCAAAATCAATGAGCAAGTCGCTTGAGTGGCAACACTCTGAAAACATGTTTGGCCACACATATCACCTCACTATTGGTGAAAACAGTGTATTGGTGCGAGAAAATCTGGAATCCAACTGGCTTGAAAATCAAAAAAAGTCAAGGAAAAGTTTTTGGTTTAGGGCGCCATCGGTTAGCCTAAGCGAACTAGGCACTACACTGAGTTTTCTGTCTGAACTAGACAACACTTATTTCTTGGAAGTTTTTGGTGATACTTCTGACAAGCTGAATGCCAGCCTCTATCTCAGTGATGAAACTGATGCTGCTACATTGGCTTGGACACTGACAGGCACTTGGATGAAATGGAGCAAGGCTGAAGAAAAAGAGCTCAAGATCAGGAAGCCAGCCAAAGTCAAGGTTGGTAAAAATGGCAAGGTAACAGTTAAGGTTCAGGTCACCTCTCTTGGAGATTGATCTCTCTCTAGAGGAAATTCAGAACTCTTTGAACCAAATGATTGCAGGCGAGCCTTGGGATCTTGAAACGCGAAGCATGGTAAAAACTTGGTTGAAGTTGCAGGGTATTGACAATCTAGTTCCCTCAAACACACAGCCGGATGGCCAGATCAAAATAGCTATTGTGTTTGAGCGCAAGCTATATTTTTTGAACCTACAGCACAGTTCAAGTGGGTGATTTCACCAACTGAACTGTGCGTTTTTTACCGCGTTTGTTCAGCAAGGTATCGAGGCTGGGCATAGGGCCACTCAATACAGTGACCTCTTTCCGTATAAATGTTTTCAAACAGCTTTTGAACGGTTTGAATCGGTCGCGCAAGAAAACATTGATGGGAATCAGCCTATTGCTGCCCCACCAGTATAGCTCTCCGCATTGAATGATTTCTTTCTTCTGCTGAATGCTCATGGTTTGATCAATAACATACATGTGTATCATTGCATTGTCAGCATTTTGAACGATGCCAGTATAATCTTTGTTGAGATAGCGGATTTCAGTTAAAAATGGCCATCTTTGTTGGGGCGTGTTTTCCATCAGGAACTATTTAAGAACTCTCTAAATACATGCAAATCTTTTGTTGATGATGTTGGCCAAATGAGCTTGATATATCTCTACAGTTACCGACTACCAGTTCAATTGAGCATGACTGATCATCGCGCCCCAAATTACAATAGGCCCATGATAAATTACAACACAAAAATATACAAAAACAACTACAACATTATTGATTTTGTAGTGCGCAACAATGACCGTAGACCTGTGAAATTGGTGGACTGCCAACTCAGCATTGTTATTGAACATGCAGCCACACAAACCATCGTTTTGGAAAAAGCTTGCATCATAACCGATGAGATAAAAGGCCGAGCACAAGTAGCTTTAACCAGTAGCGATACTGCCAATTGGAGTTTGGGAGGATATCGTTATCAAGTGAAGATCACCCGCCCGTATCAGAATCAAGAAATGCTCTACACTGACATCAATAATTCCACAATAGGAGATTTTGACTTATTTGACAGCGTTGGTGGCACATTTATACCCAGCGTTGTGCTCAAAGGGTCTGAACTCACCCCTATTACAGTGGACTGGGATGAAATGAAAGAATGGCTCCTTAGTGGAGCTATAAGAGCAGAAAACAGTGTGGGCAACAATACAGGGTTGTTTTCTGTGGCACTGTATCAAACACAATGGATGGGTACGTTCAAGATACAAGCTAGTTTGGAAAACCTAGCACCAACTGAACGCAGTTGGTTTTATGTGGATCTCAAACCTGGTTTTGACCAAGACTATTTTGATGGCCTCAACAACAGTCTACGAAGTTACACATTTAGTGTAAATTGTCGATGGATACGATTTATTTGTATTCCTGATCCAGTAAATCAAGGAACAATAGATAAAATACTCTACAAAATAAGCTGAAAGCCAGCTATACTATTGCATGAGTTTGATACACAGCTTGATCATGCAACATCTGCCTATTCAGCGCAGAGTTACTCCCAAAGGCTGGATACTGCACAACGCTGTGTGTTGCAGTCACAGAGGACACAAACCTGACACTCGAATGCGTGGCAATCTCAGGATTTCTGAAGATGGTCAACTGGGTGTGCATTGTTTCAACTGCGGGTTTAAAACGAGATTCAATGGCTCACGACTAAGCAGCAGTTTTGAACAATACTTGGACTGGTTGGGCGTTCCCCGATCCAGTGTTCAAAGTTTGAAAATGGAAATCTTACAAAAGCAACTGGATGGCGGCTTTGAGAATACAGAAGCAGCCAAAGCCAGTTTCCAAAAATTTCCCACAGTGGAATTGCCTGAGGATGCTCAGCCCATTCTCAGTTACCTAAATGATGACACAGTTGATCCAAGCTTGCTCAAAGTTGTTGAGTATATTGAGTCTCGGGGGGAAGACATAGCGTCTGGTTATGATTATTATTGGAGTCCCAGTAAAAAACATCAGTTAAGCAATAGGGTTTTGATACCATTTTATTCACACAACCAAATTGTGGGATGGACTGCTAGATATGCAGGCACAGCACCGCCAGGTGTGCCAAGATACTTCAACAGCACTATTCCAGATGGATATTTGTTCAACAATGATGTTTTGGACATTCCAGGTCGTAAGTTTGCCATTTTGGTTGAAGGATCATTTGATGCCATTGCTGTGCAGGGTGTGGCTGCGCTGGGTAGTACTCTAAGTGAACAACAGATTTGGCAACTGGTGGGGCGAGAGAAGGAAACCATAGTGTTGCCAGATAGACAACGAAAAAATCAGGATTTGATTGACACTGCATTGACTTTTGGCTGGTATGTGAGCTTCCCAGAATGGGATGACGATGTAAAAGATGCTGCTGAGGCTTGCAAACGTTACGGGCAGCTCTACACCATTGCAAGTGTGATACAAAGCCGCACAAAAAACGATGTTGAGATTGGCATCAAAAGACAATTGTTTAGGGGATAGCCTTGGCTGACGTGAAAGATTACAACGAAGACGTGCAAAAAATGCTTGTAAGCGTGCTCTTGAGTGACGAAGAGATTTACGCACGTTGCCAAAACATATTGCAGCCCAAATATTTTGTGAACAAGCTGAGGCCTGTAATGCGTTTTGTGATTGATTTTGCAAACCAATATCGAGCATTGCCTAAGCCAGCACAATTGAGTGCGCAATTTGGCATTGACTTTGAGCGTATTGATGGTATCAATCCACAACTGCAACAGGCGTTTTTGGATCAAATTGAAGAGTTTTGTAAAAACAGAGCCATTGCAGATGCAGTTTTAAGTGCCCCAGAACTGATTCAAAAGGGCAACTATGCTGAGGTGGAAAAGCGTGTGAAAGAGGCCATCTTGGTTGGCCTTACAAGTGACATTGGCACCAACTACTTTGCCAATCCTAGAGAACGCTTGATGAAGATCAAAAATTCCAATGGACAGGTAAGCACTGGTTGGAAAACAGTGGACCAAAAGCTGTATGGCGGAGTGAACAGGAAAGAAATCACCATTTGGTGTGCAGGCTCAGGTGGTGGCAAAAGCCTAACACTTCAAAACATGGCAGTGAACATGGTGAAGATGGGGCTGAACGTGATTTACATCAGTCTCGAGCTGAGTGAAGAGATGATTTCAATGCGCTTGGACTCGATGGTGGCGCACATTCCCAGCACTGAGATTTTCAAGCGTATTGACGAGGTGGAGATCAAGGTGGCTCAGGCAGGCAAACGTGCAGGCACACTTTATGTGAAGCAGTTACCGCAGGGCACAACCACAAACGATCTCAGAGCATTTTTGAAAAACTATGAGATTGAAACTGGCAAAAAATGCGATGTGTTGATGGTGGACTATTTGGACCTCATGTTTCCCAACAACAAGAGAATTGATGTCAGCAATCTCTTCATCAAGGACAAGTTTGTAACTGAGGAACTTCGCGGACTGGCAGTGGAGCGTAACATCATCATGCAAACTGCCTCACAGCTTGGAAGGTCAAGCGTAAACGAGATGGAGCATGATCACAGTCACATTGCAGGTGGTATCAGCAAGATCCAAACAGCAGACAATGTGGTGTCAATTTTGGCTACTCCAGCAATGAGAGAGCGAGGGCAATATCAATATCAGTTTTTGAAAACAAGAAGCAGCTCAGGTGTGGGCAGCAAGGTGATCATGGGCTATGACATTGAAACACTGCGCATTTATGACTTGGAAGAAAGTGAAAGCGAAGTTCCAGTGAAAACGGCAGCTGACATGATGGCTGACTTGCGTAGAAAAAACACAAGTTCAACAAGTGCAGCTACACCTCCACCTCCTCCTGCCCAACCAGAAACCAATCTTGCTCCAGCAAACAATCTTGCCAAGCTCAAAGAGCTTACAAGTTTGATCAGGAGATAATTACTCTGGATTTTTGGCGCTGATCCGGCGGAGCAAACTCATGGCTTTGGTTGTGTCATTGGGATCAGCCAGCACCAATTTCATAAATGCAATGCTGAGTTCAGCCATCTCTTGACGTGTGAGCTGATGCTCACGACCCTGCCGCAATTTATTCCACGCACGAGTGAACAAGTTCAAGTCTTGCATGCCCAGAATATCAGCCAATTGCTTGGGAGCAATACTGCCTTGTGTGGGCTCTAGTGGAACAGTTTCCTTGCTGCCTGGAACTATTGCAGTTCCAGGGTTGCTGTCCAATTCATGCAATCTTTTAGCCAAGCTTCTCATTTGTTCTGTTAAAATTTGTGTCATGTGATGCGCCAAAAACAGTGTCAAAAATATTTATGTGCCGCGCATAAATATTTGAAAAATTGGGTTGACACGCTTTGAACAAACAGAAATCTATTATTGAGGAATTGGACTCGCTCGTTCCCGTTAAAAACAAGCACTCAGTTATTGAAAGCCGAGCTGCTCATGTAATCACCAGTGCAATTCACCTTATTGAACAACTGCATGCAAGTTATGCACCTGAGGTGGCTGAAGACTTAACCAAAAGACTGGTAAAAAGCATACTGTGCAAAGAATCAACCAAATTTATGCGTAAGCTCAACACAGTAAAAAAAGGACAAAAATCATGAGTGATGCTGCTCACATGAGAAAGCTTATAGACTCTATTGAAAAGCCCAGGCTGGATGAGGCCTTTGGCGCGCCAATGGGGCTCAGACAGGAAATTGGGCTGTGGTTCAAAAGCTTCAATAATCCCGCGGCAGCCGCACAACTAACAGCAGGCAATTACGCCAATTTATTGAACCTCAATTGGCGTAAAGCAGGATTGGAAAATGCCACAGGAACAGATTTCATCCAATGGTATGAAGAGGCCAGGTTTACTGGGGCAGATGCACGAAGCACAAAAATAGGCACGCAGTATGTTACTCAAGTTGTGTCGCAGGTAACCAATAATGATTTAAGCAAGCAGCTCACTGATCAAGACCTACAAAAAATCATGATGGGTTTGGGTCAAATTGAACGGCGTACAGCAAATAAATTGCATACAAGCTTACTGAAAAAAGGTACCCAAAAACAAGAAAGCACCTCACTGCAAATACTACAAGCTCTCAGACAAAGTTTGCCTGCTATGGGATCTTCCATCACATTATCAAAACTGGCCAATGAAATCGCAAATAAAAGCAACCCATCAATAAGCTTGCAAAATGTTGATAAAGGTATGGCTGCTTTTGCCAAAGATTACGCCAATATGCGACCACCTCCTCTGGATCCATTGCCGCGACCTTTCCGAGCAAGCAACAATCGTAAGCTTTCTCCACAACAACAAAAGCTTCTTATCAGCAAACTGGCGGATTTGATCCTTGAAATAGTGATCGTAAATGATCAAGTGGGTATAGGTCAGCCTCCGCCTCCGCCGCCACAACCTCCCACCCCAGGCCCTGACCCCCTGAAGACTGTTACTGACATGATTGTGGACCTAAGAAGCCAAAACTATACGGACGACATGATCAAATTCATTATATCCTCCCTGAAAGGAGGCACGCCATGACACATGCACTTTATGATGCAGCATTTATGCGCAACCTTATCAACAGCATTGACCGGCCAGCAACAAAGCCTTTGCTCGAAAATGCAGAACTACTGGAAGATCAACTGCTTTTGGAAACTGAGCAGCAAGTACACGAGATATTGATACCTGCTTTGAATCTTGTTTTTGAATCTTACCGGGGCAATGTTTTTGAAGCTGATAGCAATGGCTACACTGATGAGGAAATATTAGCCCTTTCCAAAAAGTTTCCCAACATAAAAGACTTGATTGCATTTCACAAAAGCATTGATCCCAGCAAGGTCAGCAGCAATGTGCAAGACAGTGCAATGGCTACTGCCAAACAAGCTGTTAACAATGTTATGAAAAAAACCCGGAGCAGGAAGCCAATTGTAAAAGATCCAACAACATGGGTTCAAAACAAAGAAGATCGTTTGTTGCAAGCCCTGGACAAGGCAGACCCCAAAGGCAAATACAGCAAGCTGGGTAATATAATCCGTGATCTACCCGCTGTGGTTAAAAAATATCCCAAAACTGCTAATACTATAGTGGGTCTGATGGGTGTTGCGATACCTATTTTGTCATCAGGATACTGGTGGGCAGCACCTGCAACAGCTATTTTGACCAAGACTGTGATGGATGTGCTTAATGGTTCCAGTTTGAAATCTGCGATTGGGAAAAATTTCGCATATGGTGCACTGGGTGCCGCCATGGGGTTTGCTGGTAAAAACTTTGATAGCTTGGCCAACACTGTTGATTCTTGGTTGAATGGTCAGAGCACTCCAACATTGAGTGGTGATGTGGATCCTGGTAGCGAAATGCCACGCAATCCAGATTTATCCATGAGAATGGATCCAGAACTTGGGGGTGATGTGGAAGCTGGTAGTGAAATGCCACGCAATCCAGATTTATCCATGAGAATGGATCCAGAACTTGGGGGTGATGTGGAAGCTGGTAGTGAAATGCCACGCAATCCAGATTTGTCAAATGCAGATAGTGATGCAGGTAGCGGCACAGGAAGACGCTCGTTCCCGGGTGAAGTAGGATATGATGAACCAGACAGAACAGGCACCGGAATCCCTTCAGGAGAAGCAGGTGACTATGCAGCTGATCGAACAGGCACTGGAATCCCTTCAGGAGAAGCAGGAGACTATGCAGCTGATCGAACAGGCACCGGAATCCCTTCAGGAGAAGCAGGTGATTATGCGCAAACTGCTGCTTTACAACCAAGAGAATACACTGTTAAGCCAGGTGACACTCTCAGCACCCTTGCACAAAAGAAGGATATTAGTGTGCGCGAGTTGATGGCAGCCAATCCTCAAATAACCAATCCTGATCAACTAAGGGCGGGAGAAACAATCAATATCCCCTCCGAAACCGGCAGTAAAACTTACGATCAGGGTGTTGGCACAGCAAGTGATACTGCCAAAAAAATGGCCTCTGGACAATACAGGAATAGATAAGGTAAAAACATATGGCAATTTCTCCACAATCAGCTGCACTTGTTAAACAAATACGTCAAGAACTGGCAAAGAATGGTATAACTCCGGACATACAAAATGCAGCTAAAATTCAATATCCGCACTACTATTCCAGCGCCTCTAAAGGCAGCACAAAAACTGCGTCTCCCGCCAGCCCTGCACGCTTGCAACCTCCCGCAAGCCCTGCTGCACCAGGTAGTTTTGCCAAATTTGCTGACAGCGAAAGACAAAAGTTGTTGCAGAAAGCAGAACAAATTAAACAAGATCCAAAAAATGCCGGTTTTTTGAAGGCCTTGCAATCGCTTGATCAAGATGCGATCAACAAAGCCTTCACTGCTGAAATACAACCCCCCACAACTGACAGTGAAGCTCCAGCAAGTGCCCAAAAACCATGGTCCACAACCAGCATGTTTGGTGAACCACGAGCACAGACTGTGCAACCTGATTTGAAGATGGCCCGGGCCTTAAGTCCCAAAACCCCTAGACCTTACCGATTAAACATTACTGGGCCCAAGGTGCAGTCCTTCCAGTTGCCTGCTCAGAACTTTTCTGCTGCAACTACAACAGCACCAAAAGCTGTGGCAGAGGCCACAAAGAAAAAGCACAAATGAATCACATAAATCTCCTTTGTATAGGGTAGGCTCAACATGGATCGCTCTATTTTGTTACAAGAGTCAAATGCGTCTCAAGAAGGTTTGCCAGAAAGCAGGCTGCTTCCTTTCCTGAGTTCTTTGAACAAAATGGGATTCAGCGATGCAGAAAACCTTGTATTTTTGTATCTCACAAGTCTCCAACTTCTGCGTTTGGAGCATAGCACCCAAAAGTTCGCTCAACATTATGCTGAACAAACACTGAAATGGGCCAACTTCCAAAACTGGCACGCCAACAGCACTGATTTGGCAGACTTACTCCATGTGTTGTTGAGTCAACACAAAACATCCTTGGATGTTTATGCAGTGAAAAGATTTTTGAACAATATCCGCAACAACAGCTTTGACCAAAATCAAGCATCACAAGTGCTATTGAAAATTGAAAATCAATTGGGCATATCAACACAAAATTATCGTAGCATTCGTAGGATTGTGGCCAGTTGGCACACAAGCCACATTGATTTGGAGGGCAAAAAGCTGTGCGTTACACGCTTGCTTCAAGCTCTACGAGCAAGAGCTGCTCGGGGAGATATAGTTCATAAACTGGATCAACTGGCTAAGTCCAAGAATTGGGAATTGAAGGATGTTTGTGATCCAGAAACAGGCCAAGGATGTGACGCCCAGAATGCAGAACCTGCTCCAGAAAAAAAGAAGCTGGGCTTGTTGAAACAATTGGCCATAACAACTGGCATAGGCATAGGGGCATATTATTTGGGCAAGGCACTGGCAGGAGGTTTGAAATGAAAATAATGGACTTATTGGGTAAACCTTTGAATGAAATGGCCACGGGGGGCGGAACATCAAGTGGGGCAGTAGCGTCAGTTGCTAACCCTTTTGGTATAGTAATGAGACGACCCAGTTTGTTTGGATATATCCCAAACAAGCCCAAAAAGCGTAAAAAATCACAGAAATAATAAATACCCTTGCAATAATGCACTCTTAAGGAGACAAAACTATGGCCTATGGTCAAGTAAACGTTAACGGCGGATCTCGTGGTGGCGAGTTCCTCACAGGTGATCTAAATTTTGTAACCCTGAAAACCGTTGTACCCTGCTACCCCACCAACGTAACTGTTCCACTTGCTCAAGCTCTTAAGGCTCGCAACTGGACTTCTTTGGATGCTTCTCGCACAATCGTTGTGATTGATGGCAATAACGCTCCTGTAACTTATGACAGTAACGCTGAGTATGTTTCTGCTTACAACAAGCAAGCAAACCTCAC